GTCGGTTCGACCTGTCTGTACCAAGTTGGCAAGGAGTTTATGACCAGGCAGAAGAAATTCAGGATCACCGACGAGGTCGAGGAGCGTGTGCGCCAGTGCGGCAGCGTGAACTACCCGCTGCTGGACATGTGCAAGATGCTCCACTGCTCCATCGACGACTTCTCCGGATCGGAGAGGCTGATGGACATCTACCGCACGGCGCAGCTGGAGACCGCGCTGACCATCCGGCTCAAGCTGCTGAGCGACCTGGTCGAGACCGGCGACGTCAAGACGGCGAAGATCTTCCTGGACAACTTCTCCGGGCAGATCCTGCCCGACCCGAAGGACATCGAGGAGTGAACGACCGCTCGCGCTATCTGCTCGGTCGCCCGCCGGCGTCGAAGGCGGAGAAGGCCCGCTCGTCCCGGCTCGGGAGGATCCGCGAGGAGCTGGGCGTGACCAAGGAGGACTTCGACCGCGACGCGTCGATCCGGGCCGCCGTGATGCGGGAGTACTCGAACCGCCGGAACTCGGAGATCAGGCGGTCGCGCAACGACATCGGAGAGCTTCCCGAAGTGAAGGACCCCGGCCGGCGCAGCCGCTGCCGGCTGGACCTGCTGGCCTTCATCGAGGCCTATTGCAGGAGCGACGAGGCCTTCAACCTGCCATGGAGCCGGATGCACCTCGACGTGATCGCCGAGATGCAGGACAAGATCCTGCACGGCGGGATGATCGCGATGGCGATGCCCCGCGCGAGCGGCAAGAGCGCGGTGACCACCCGCGCGATCATCTGGTGCCTGCTCTACGGGCACCGGCGTTTCGTGGTCGCCATCGGCGACGGCAAGGCCGCCGCGATGGAGTGCCTGGAGACGGTCAAGACCGAACTGGAGTTCAACGACCGGCTGTGCGAGGACTTCCCCGAGGTGTGCCTGCCGGTTCGCAGACTGAACGGCCTCGCCCTGCGTGCCGCGACCCAGACCTGCAACGGCGTGCTGACGCAGATGGAGTGGGGATCTTCTGGGCGGGTCGTCTTTCCGACGATAGAGGGCAGTCAGTGTTCCGGAAGCGTGCTGGTCTGCTGTGGCATCAACTCCAGGCTCAGAGGAATGAAGTTCGCCACGCCGGACGGCAGGGAATTGCGTCCGGACATGGTATTTCTCGACGACTTCATCAACGACCGCTCGGCGAGAAGCCCCGCGCAGAACGAGAAGCGCCTGGGCGTGGTCCACGGCAGCGTCCTCGGCCTGGCGGGCCCGGGGAAGAAGATCACCGCCATCATGGCGGGCACCGTCATCCAGAAGGGCGACGCGGTGGACACCCTGCTGGACCGGGAGCGCAGCCCCGCGTGGAACGGCGTGCGGTACAGCCTGCTGGCCAAAATGCCGAAGAACACCGAGCTGTGGCAGACCTACCGCGAGATATGGGAGCGCTCGCAGCGCGAGGGGAAGGGCATCGCGCCAGCCACCGAGTTCTACGTCGCCCACCGCAAGGCGCTGGACGCGGGAGCGGCCGCGACCTGGGAGGCGAGGTACAACCCCGACGAGGCCAGCGCGATCCAGCACGGCATGGACCTGCTCTTCCGCGACGCCGAGAGCTTCTATGCGGAATACCAGAACCAGCCGCTGGGCGCGTCCGACGACGAGGGGTTCCGGAACCTGCGGGAGGCTGACATCTACATCAAGATGAACGGACTGAAGCGCGGCGTGTGCCCGCTGGAGACCGAGCGCGTGTGCGTTGGCACCGACGTGCAGCTGGGGCTGCTGGTCTGGGTGGCCTGCGCCGGGTGCGCCGACGGCTCCGTCCACGTCCTCGACTACGGCACCTGGCCGAAACAGCGCACGCCGAACTACTGGACGCTCCAGAGCCTGTCGTCGTCGTGGCACAATGGCGGCCAGGTCGAGGCGGAGCTGTACGCGGCGCTCACCGCGTTCAAGCAGGCCGTGTCGAGGATGCAGTGGACCAGGGAGGACGGGTCGCCGATGGCCGCGTCGCGGGTGCTGGTGGACGGCGCGTGGGGCAAGTCCACCCAGACGGTCCTGCGCTGGTGCCGGGAGAACGGCGACGGGATCTACATGCCGTCGTTCGGGCGCGGCATCGGGCCGCAGTCGAAGCCCTACGGCGAATACCGCCGGCAGCCGGGGATGACCATCGGCGCGTTCTGGCTGCGCACGCGCCACCAGAAGACCATGCAGCAGGTGCTGGAGATCGACACCAACTCGGCCAAGAGCCTGGCGAAGGGGAAGATCCTCTCGCCGCAGGGAACGCCCGGTGCGCTGTCGCTGTTCGGGCGCGCGGAGCAGGCCGCTGCGCACAAGGGCTTCGCCCAGCAGCTGTGCGGGGAGTACTCGGTGCTTACGAGCGGCCGTTTCCGCGAGGTCGAGGTGTGGACCCTGCGGCCGGGCGCGGAGAACCACTACCTCGACTGCCTGGGCTACGCGCTGGCCGCGCTCTCCGAGCAGGGCATCGACCTGTCGGGGGTCTCCGGCGGCAGGGCCGAGCGAAAGGCCCGGCGCAAGGCGGTCAGGCTTCCGAAGCCGCGTCCGGCGGGAGAATAGTGCACGCGTCCGGCAGTAAATTGCGTGATTAGGGACGAGGGCGCATCACGCGCCACGTCCCTTTTTTGTTTAAGGAGAACGGATGGCTGAAGACCAGACCACAGACCAGAAGATGCTCGACGCGGTGCTGAAGGCGCTGGCGTCGCCCAAGTCCTACTCGCTGGACGGCGAGAGCATCTCCGGCTACACGCCGGACGAGCTCGCGAAGCTGATCTCCATGGCCCGTCAGTTGAAGGGAGAGCAATCCCCCGTGCTGCAGTCCGGCAGGTCTCCGTTCAAGGTCAGCGTGCAGTCCGCCAACTCGACATACAGCGAATGATCGGCAATTTCATCAAAAAGCTATTTGGCGTGAAGGCGAGGTACGACGCGGCGGCGCACACCCCGCAGAACGCAAAGCGCTGGCAGGGCTCCGACTTCCTGCTGTCGAAGGATTTGCTGAACCGCGACACGCGCCGGACGCTCAAGAGCCGCGCGCGCTACGAGTGCCAGAACGTCGCCTGGCTCTACGGGCTCATCCTCCAGGTGGCCAGCGATATAGTGTCGACCGGCCCCCGCCTCCAGATGCCGGGGCACCCCGACCTGGAGACGCTGTGGGACGAATGGGCCGCCACCGTGAAGCTCACCGATCTGCTGCGGACGATGTACATCACCAAGTCCCGTGACGGCGAGGCCTTCTGCCAGATCACCACCCGGCCGGGACTCGACCACCCCGTCAAGCTGTTCCCGCTGCTCATCGACTCCGACCGCGTCCAGGGCAACGACGCCGCCTCCGAGTACGACGCCGACGGCATCCGGCTGGATCGGTTCCTCGAGCCGGTGTCCTACCAGGTCGCCAAGTCGCTGGCGGTGCCCGACGGCTTCTACACCGTCATGGAGCCGTTCATGTGCCACCTGTTCCGGAAGGAGATGCCCGAGCAGTTCCGCGGCGTGTCGGAGATCGCGCCCGCGCTGCCGTCCATCGCCATGCTGCGGGCGTACACCATCGCCACGCTCAACAAGCTCGAGATCTCGTCGTGCGTGGCGGGCGTCCTCGAGCCGGACGTGAGCGTCATCGATCCGGACAGTATCGCCGACCCGCCGTTCTCTCCGTTCGACCTGCCAGCCAGGTCGTGGATCACCCTCCCTTCCGGCTTCAAGAGCAAGCAGTTCCAGACCGCGTCGCCGACCGACAGCCAGAACTCCTTCGCGCTCCAGGTCAAGGGCGAGGTCGGCCGGTGCCTCCTGGCGCCGAAGATCATCGTCCTGGGCGACTCGAGCGACGCGAATTACTCCAGCGGCCGCCTCGACCTCCAGTCGTACGACAAGGGGATCGGGGTGGAGCGCCAGCGGATCCAGTCCGCCGTGCTGGAGAAGCTGTTCGTGGCCTTCATCCGCGAGGCCTACCCCAACCAGCCCGCGCCCGAGCACTTCTGGTTCTGGGAGTCGCGCGGCTACATCAACCCGCTCCAGGAGGCGAACGCCGAGAAGGTCCGCCTCGAGACCGGGACCTCCACCTTCCAGAGCATCTGCGAGGAGCGCGGGAAGGACTGGGAGGTCGTCATGCGCCAAAACTACGAGCGCGAGAAGTACAACCGCGAGCTGGCCAGGGAGTTCGGATTCACCCTGGCCAACCCGCCCGTCGAACCCACCGCCGAGCCGTCCCCCGGGGACGGCGAAGACAACCAGTAGGAAGAAGATTTATTATGGCAGAAGAGAAGAAAGTGCCGAAGACGCTCGCCTTCGCGGACGACTCCCTGGCCGGCAGCCTGCTCAACGACACCACCGGCTGCTCCGGCGTGGCCTACTCCGGCGGGCCGGTCCGCCAGTGGTGGTCGGACACGCCGGTGTACATCGACCTGGCGGGCATGGAGCTGGCCGAGCAGATCCCCATCATGTACAACCACGAGTACGAGCCGGAATCCCGGCTCGGCGAGGCCGCCGTCAAGAACGACGGCGAGCGGCTCACCTTCGTCGGCGAGCTGGACAACCAGCAGCGCCTCGCCTCCCGGATGATCGAGCAGGGCAGGAAGTGGGACTGGCAGGTCTCCATCGGCTGCTCTAACGACAAGTACGAGTACGTCCAGGAAGGCGCGACTGCGACGGTCAACGGCCGGAAGGTCGAGGGGCCCGCGATGCTGGTCACCAGGTCGCAGCTCCGGGAGATCTCCCTGGTCGCCATTGGCGCCGACAAGGACACCCACATGGAGATCAAGGCCTCCCTGATGGCCCCCGAATCCCAAGCACCAACCGCCGCATCCACCACCACCATGGAACCAACACCCACCCCCAAAAAAGAGGACACCACAATGGCAGAAGACATCAGCGCCAAACTGACCGCGATGGAGGATACCATCGCCAAGCTTCAGGCGAAGCTCGACGAGCAGTCCGCTCGCCCCGCGCCTGAAATCACCGTCAAGCACGACGAGCCCACGAAGGCCGACGTCCTGGCCTGCGCAGTCGAGCAGGCGATGGGCATCGAGCAGAAGGACACCCGCGCCGCCGAGGCCGCCCAGAAGACCTACAAGGGCCACATGGGGCTCCGCCAGCTCTACACCGAGGCCGCGCAGGCCGCCGGCTGGACCGGCTCATACATCAACAACGGCAACCTCGGCGAGGCCTCCAACGCCATCAAGGCCGGCTTCAGCAACATCAACCTGCCGGGCATCCTGGGCAACGCCGTCAACAAGCGCATCAAGGCCGGCTACGAGTACGCCGAGGGCGCGTGGCGCGAGATCGCCGAGACCGTGTCCGTCAGCGACTACAAGGCCTTCACCAGCTACAGCCTGAACGCCAAGGGCGACTTCGAGGAGGTCCCCAACGGGGCCATCATCCCCCACGGCGAGCTCGCCGAGTCCAGCTACAGCAACCAGCTGAAGCGCTACGGCCAGATGTTCCAAATTGATGAAATGGACATCATCAACGACGACCTGGGCGCTATCAACACCCGCGCGTTTGGCTTCGGCCGCAAGGCCGCCCTGAAGCTGAACAAGGTCTTCTGGGGCATCTACAACGCCGACAGCAACTTCTACAAGTCCGCGAACGGCAACGTCGTGGCCTCCGCGGGCGAGCTCAACGCCGCGAACCTGGCGAAGCTGGTCAAGGCCTTCCGCCAGCAGAAGGACGCCAATGGCGACATCCTGGGCTACGACCCCGCCATCCTGCTGGTCCCCGCCGCCCTCGAGGTCGAAGCTCTCAAGCTCTATAACGACGCCGAGATCCGCGACAACACCGCAAGCAAGCAGTACCTGACGGGCAACCCCTGGCGCAACAAGTTCCGCCCGGTGGCGTCCGCGTACCTGACCAGCGACGACGACTACTACCTGCTGGCCGATCCGAACATCGCAGCCACCATCCAGGTCGCCTTCCTGGACGGCATGACCGCCCCGACCATCGAGTCCAGCGCGGCCGAGTTCGACGTGTTCGGCGTCCGCTGGCGCGCCAAGTTCTCCTTCGGCGTGGCGTTCGCCGACCCGAAGGCGGGCATCAAGGGCGACAAGGCATAGGGCAACACCGCCGGGGGGCGGCCAAGCGGCCGCTCCCCATGGACAAGATAGGACACAACACTTCAGGAGTCAACCACCATGGCAGTTTTCGTCAAACGAGAAGACATCATCGACTACACCCCCGCGACCGCGGTCGAATGCGGCGGCGTGGTAAAGATCGCCGACAACTTCTACGGCGTGGCCCACGCCCCCATCGAGGCGGGCAAGCTCGGCGCGCTCCAGGTCACCGGCCAGTACGACTTCGTGGCAGGCGGCGCCGTCACCGTCGGCGCCGACGTGTACTTCGCCGACGGCGCGGTCTCCGCCACATCCTCCGCTGGGGCCAAAATTGGCAAGGCCGTCAGCGCCGCCTCCAGCGGCGAGACCGTCCGCGTCCTCCTCAACAAGTAGCGCGACCGATGGGACTGTTCGACGCAGGGCGCATGATGCAGGCCACGACCGGCTACGACGAGGTGCTCGACTACCTCCGGGACGGCGTGGTCGTGGCCCCTTCCGTGCCCTGCAAGGCCGGCGCGACGCTCTTCCGCACGGAGGACCTGGCCAGCTCGCTTTCCATGCGGGTGTTCCGGCAGGACTTCCTGGTGGAGGCCGCGTCGATCCCCTGCATCGAGCGGCCCGAGCCGGGCGACGAGATCGTCTGGCGCGGCCGGCGGTTCCTCGTCTCCGCGCCGGACGGCGAGCCGTGCTGGCGCTGGCGCGGAGCGTCCATGACCTCATGGCGGATCCACGCCGAGGAGGAGTCCGACGATGGCAGATAGCGACCACCCCGTCATCAACGCGGTCCACGAGGAGCGTTTCGGCTCCCGCGCGGTGCCGTTCCCGTACGAGCCGTCCGGCGCGCCGAAGACGCGCCTGATGGAAGTGGCCGCCGCGCTCTCGGCGTTTGTCGCGCCATACGTCGACCGCGCGGTGGTCTCGCTGGCCCCGCAGGCCCAGGTCTCCGACATCGACGGCACGACGCTCGCCGTCGTCTGCCCGGTCGGCAGCCGGAAGGGCAAGCTGCGCAACGGCCTGGTCGAGTCCGCCTACACCTACGAGGTCGGGATCCTCCGGCTCCTGGGCGACGGCGAGTCCCTCGAGGACTGCGTCGCCGTCTCCGAGTCGGTCTCGGCCGCGCTGCTCTCCACGGGCATCCTCCCGTGCGACGCGGAGATCTCCGACGTCGAGAACGCCTTCCTGGACGCGCAGCTGGTCCGCCGCCGCCGCCAGTTCACGGCCGTCCTGACCGTCGAGGTCGGCGACTGCCTGCTGATGGAGCCGGGGGGAGGCGCGTGATGGCAGGTTTCGGCATGGCGTTCAGGGTCGCGGCGCAATGGACCGGCGAGGCCGACTCGAGGTCCCGGCGCATCCGCGCCGCGCGGCTGCGAGGCCTGCGCAGCGGCGCCGCGTACCTCTGGCGCGTCGCCAGGAACTCCATCAAGGAGGGGCGGCGCCGCGAGCGTCACGTCTTCACCGACGACCGGGGCACGACGCAGACGGTCGAGCGGTGGGTGGCCAGCCAGCCCGGCAGGCCGCCCTTCCAGCACGGCAGCCACTGGAAGGACTCCTTCCGGTTTGCCGTGGACGAGGAATCCCTGACCGCCTACGTCGGCCCCGTCCGCGGCCACCGCGGCATCGCGCCGATCCACGAGTTCGGCACGCCGGGCGTCGTCCGCTGGACGACCTACCGCTGGACCGGCTACCGCCAGAGCACGGCGGAACGGCACGAGAAGGTTGTCAGCTTCCAGCGCAGGCCGACCATGGGGCCCGCCCTCGAGCGGTCGCGGGACCGCCTGGCGGGCTTCTGGAAGAACGTGGTATCGTCATAGTCACTTCCCCTTTCCACCCAATCCATCCATCCAACCAAGAGGGATAAAACCATGCCCAACTACAAGCACACAGGCTCCGTCGACAAGCTCAGCATCGGCACCACCGCCGGAGAGGCCGTCGGCTCCACCGGCACTCTCGTCACTGCCGTCAGCGACGTCAACATCAACTACCAGCGCGAGAAGATCGATGTCTCCGACCGTGGCTCCGGCGACTGGGGGTCGAACATTTCCGGAAGCAAGGAGTGCGAGCTCACCTTCACCTACTTCGACACCCAGGACGCCACCCACCGCGACGCCATTCTGGAGCGCCTGCTCTCCGCCTGGCATTCCGGCGCGCTGGTCCCGATGTCGGCGTGCTCGGTCAGCGGCCGCGGCATCGACGCGGACTGGACCATCAATGACGTCAAGGACGGCCAGCCCGTCAAGGACGCCGCCACCTACGAGTTCACCTGCTCGGTCTGCACCGACCTGCGCATTCCGACCGAGCTGACCGCCACCGGCACATCCTCCTAGCCAGGACATCCACCGGCATGGCACGGCCAGGGGCGGGATTCCACTCCCGCCCCTTTTTCGTTTCCCGCCGATGGTAAAATGCGCGATTGTACATTGACGGGATCCGGGGGCGACCCGCGCTTTGTCTTGTTCCCGCGCGCCGCCCCGCCCGTCGCCTTCCACCAACCAGGAACAGGACAGACACAACAGAAGGAACAGGACACGATGATCTGGAAGAACGCGAACGGCAGGCAATTCGACTGCGTGATCAACATCGCATCAATGAAGCGGGTGAAGGAGGCGCTCCAGCTCAATCTGATGGAGTGCGTTTCGGGGAACCTCATGCAGAGGCTCTCCGAGGATCCGTGCCTGCTGGTGGACGTGCTCTACGTCCTCCACCGGCCGCAGTGCGAGATGATGGGGATTTCCGACGAGCAGTTCGGGGAGGGGCTTTTCGGCGACGCGCTGGACGCTGCGTCGAAGGCGTTCACCGACGCGCTGGTCGAGTTTTTCCCTACGAAGCAGGCCAGGCTGATGAGGCTGGCCATGGACCGGGCGGAGCGGGAGGCCGAAGAGGCGTTCCGCAAGGCGGAGAAGGCCATCGAAAGCGGCTTGCCGCCGACGAGCTCTGGCGGCTCTGCTTCGAGTGCGCCGGAGTCTGCGGAGTAGAGCCGGACGGCCGGACGCTCCGCGAGCTGGTCTGGATGCGCGACGGGCGCGAGAGGACGGCGTGGGACCTGGCCAGCGTTGTCGCGGCGGCGTCGTTCAACGCCAATCCATTCCTGAAGGAGCATGCCAAGCCCGCGGACTTCAACGCGTTCGAGCAGTCGCGCCGGGAGCCGCCGCCGCTGGACACGGTCATCGGCCAGATGCACCGGGACGGATTTTTCGACAAGAAATAGGAAGCAAGGAAGATGGCACTATCGTCAGGCAACGGGTCGTCGAGCGGCATCAGGGCGGGTTCCGCGTATGTCGCCCTCACCAGCGACACCTCGCAGTACGACACCGCGATGAACCGCGCGCAGCGCAGGCTCCGGCAGTTCCAGCAGAGCGCCAATGGAATGTCCGTCGGCCAGTCGTTCACCATGCTGGCCAACCGCCTGAACTCGTTCGGCGACAGCCTGGGCAGGCTCGGCACCCGGATGGTCTTCCAGGCCACCGCGGCGATCGGCGCGCTGTCGCTGGCAGTGCGGCAGTTCATGCGCGATGGCGACCGCCTGGACAAGATGGCGGCCAGGACCGGCGCGAGCGCGTCCTGGCTCTCGGCGATGGACTACGCCGCCCAGCGCAGCGGCGCCACGCTCGAGGACGTCGAGAAGGCCCTCCGGCAGATCGCGAAGACCAGCCAGACCTCGGCCGGCAGGGACGCCCTGTATCAGCTCGGTCTGGACGCCAGGAACTTTCTGCGCTACCGGCCGCAGGCGCAGCTGGAGTCGGTCCTGTCGCGGCTCGCGCTGGTTCGGAACGCCGCCGAGCGGTCCAGGCTGGCGATGGAGCTCTTCGGCAGGACCGGTACCATGCTGGTGCCGCTCGCGGGGCATGTCGGCGAGCTGGTCAGCGAGGCCGAGCGCCTCGGCATCGTCTGGAGTCCCCAGGAGGTCAAGGACGCGGCCGCCGTCACCGATTCCTGGACGACGCTGTCGTTCGTCTTCCGCCGTGCGGCAGCGCTGATCGGCGGGGCGCTCGTCCCGACCATCAGGGACCTCACGCGATGGCTTTACAACAACGCCAGGACGGTCGCCGATTGGCTGAAGCGCAACCAGCACCTCGTCCGGCTGGCCGCCGGCCTGGCTTTGGCATGGCTGGCGCTCGGCGTCGCCGCCAAGGCCGGCGGCCTGGCGTTCAAGACGCTGGCCGCACCGATACTGGCCGTCAACGCCGTGGTCGGAGGCGTGAAGTCGCTGGTCGGCTTCTTCAGGCTGCTGGGGGTCGCCGCATCGGCGCTCTCGGCCTCCTTCGCCGGCTTCGCCGCGACCGTCGCCGCCTCGCTGCCAAGCGTGCTCGCGCTGTCGTTGGCGGTGATGATGGCATGGGACGGGGTCGTCGCCTCGGTCAGGTCTGCCCAGGCCGCCATGGCGGCGGGGTGGAACAGGGTCGGAGAGCCCGTGAGGAACGCATTCGCGGCGGGGCTGCGGCTCCTGGCGTCCGGCGAATACCAGCGCGGCTTCGGCATCATCGCCAAGTCGGCCAAACTCGCGTTCCAGGGCGTGTTCCGGGACTTCGCCGCAGGATGGCACGGGCTGGTCGCCGAAGTGAAGGAGGACTGGCTGCTGCTGTGCTACGCGTGCTACGAGGGATGGACGTGGTTCGTGGCGCAGCTGAAGCATTCCTGGGACTGGTTCGCCGGCGACATGAAGAAGATCGGCGTCGCCATCGGCTACACCATCACCGCCGCGCTTTCGGCCTCGTGGGTGTCTTGGAAGAACTTCTTCGGCTCCGTGGCCGGTCTGGCGAAGAGGTTCGTCGCCGAGCTCGGGCTGTGGTTCACCGAGCTCGGCGAGAACGTAACCTACGGGTTCAAGGTCGCCTACTACTGGAGCAAGCGCATCCTGCCGGGATACGGCAAGGAGAACTACGAGCGCGACGTGGCCGAGGCCGATGCGAAGCGCATCACGGCGATCGGCGATGCCCGCGCGAAGGCGATGGCGGCGATCCGGGACGCGAGCGAGCAGTATGCGCCGGAGTCGTCGTTCGCCGAGGCCTGGCAGGAGGGCATGGACAAGCTCGAGCAGCGGCTCAAGGAGATCGACCTCAACGGCGAGAACATCGACGCCGAGCGGAACAACGCGCTCACAGCCAAGGCGAAGGAGATCTGGGACAAGATCCAGAAGATCCGCGAACTGGAGATGCAGAACATCGCCGGTCTTGACGCCCGGATTGAGGGGCTCAAGGCCGAGATCGCGGCAGGCACCGCCGCACTTGACGAGTACCTCCAGCCGCTCGACCAGTCTGCGGCCACCGGCTACCTCCCAGACATTGCCGACGACGTAAGCCGCATCGCCGCGAACACCGAGCCCACCGCGGCCTTCAACGCCGACGCCATCGCCGCCCGCTGGCGGGGTGCCTTGGGCGTGGTGACGACGCCGTTCCAGCGGTTCGCGGCACAGCTCGAACAGATCAGGGGAGGAACTTTCGACTACTCTTCCGGGACTTCCGACCGCGACCGCATGGATCGTCTGAAGAAATCCATCGACAACTTCACGGAGAACATCAGGAGGCTCGAGACCGCGAAGGCGGACGGCATCGGCACCGGCCGCATCGAGAACGAACTCGCCGAGGTCATCCGCGGGCTTGCCACCAATGGCCGGGACTTCCGCCAGTACGCCAACGCCATGCGGCAGAACCTCACCTTTGCCTAACAGAGGAGAACCAGCACAATGCCGGATCCAGTCGTGACCATCAGGCAACTCGCCGCCTGCAACAACCTCACCACCTCCGAATCGAACCAGATCGCCACCTCCTGCACCGCGGCGTACCGCGTGTCCTTCGGCGCGGCGGCGGACGAGAACGCCGCCGTCGCCGCGCTGAGGTCGTATCTGGAGGCCAACAACCTCCAGACGTTCCTCGGAATGCAGCTGGAGTCGCTGTCCGTTACCGACCGCTGGACGCCGACGAACTACCGCGTAGAGGCCCGCTACGAGTACAACATGAAGACCTTCCAGGACGACGACGACGAAGGCCAGGATCCCGACGAGGACAAGGACCCCCGGCCGAAGGACGTCAGCACGGTCAGCTTCAGCGCGACCGAGGCGACCAGGATGGTGGAGTTGAGCAGGGTCAGTTCCTACGGGAACATGTACACTTCGCCGCTGCTCGACCTCCAGCAGGGCAGCGACGGCACGCTCGAGGCGCACGGATGCCCGATACTGGTGCCGTCCGGCACCTACTCCTATACCAGGCATTACAAGTCGAGCGAGATGACCAAGGCGGTCCGCAAGCGCATCGCGGGCGTGCGCGGCAAGGTAAACAACGCCAGCTGGAAGGACTGGGAGAAGGGCAGCGTGCTGTTCCTGGGCGAGACCCGCGAGCGCGACCGCTCGACCCGGTGGATCCGCGTGACCTACAATTTCCAGATTTCCTTCGGGGACAGCAGCATCCCCGTCGGACCGTACACCGTAAGCAAGGAGGGCTGGGAAGCCCTGACGGTGCGGCAGGTTCCTGTCGTGGTGACGCTGACAGGCGGCCAGAAGCTCAAGCAGATGGCGGTGGCGGGAGCCGCCGTGTCGCAAGTCTATAAATACGCCGACTTCAGCGACTTGCCGATTTAATTCAGTCAACAGGAGGAACGAGTCATGAGAAGGGTGTCGCCGGGAGAGCCGCTGAGAATTTCCGCAATGGACTGGAACCGCATCGCCGAGCTGGTCGATTCGGACGGGCTGTCCCAGACGAGGAAGCCGTACCAGGGCAGCAATTCGCCATGCATCGTGCTCGGCTGCAACCAGACCGGCGCCACTGTCGAGATGGGCATGACGCTCGTGCTGGGGGGGCTCCGGATCACTCCTGCCGAGAACGAGGAGGACTTCCTCTCCGGGAGCGTCTATGACCTTGTCTATTCCGGCAACGGCATTCTCGGGGTGGCATTGCAGCCAATTGAAACCGGAGAGATTGGCCCCGTGGTTATATCCGGACATGTCCCGGTGCTGGTGAGCGTTTCGGACTCCAGTCATCTCTACGCCAACCCTGACGGGAACGGCTATCTGGTTTCCGCCGAGGACGGGGCGGTCAGGCTGAGCTACACCAACCAGTCCACGGGCCTGGTCTGGTGCAACGCGGTGCTGGGAGCTGGCGGTGGTGGTGGCGGCGAAGGCGGTATTTCCTCTGGCCAATATACCGGCCCATTTGCCATCAACGTCCTAGGCGAACTTCCGCAGTCATCAATCAGGGTGTCGGGAGGCACGGTGCATTGCGGGGCGTGGCGGCTCTCGGTACCAACGACTTCCTTCGCCGCATCGGCGGCAGGAACCTTCTACGTAAAGCTGACCGTGACCTGGACGGGACAGGGTTACAACTCGTATTCCTACTCAATTTCGCTCGTCGGCTCCTCGACGGAGACCTTCTCCTTCACCGCCTGGGAGAAAGTATTGGGCGTCGTCCAGGCATCCTCCGTGACGGACGCGACGACGGGCGAGACCTCGGTCAAGTGGACGGCATTCTCGCAATGGTGGATGGGCGGCACGATCGAGGTGCCGGGGAGGTGCGTCTGATGGCGGGATTCGAGGACTACGGCTGGCATGATGGCGTGTCGCAGGGCGTCCCCGCGTGGGGAGCGGTCGAGGCCCTCTACGCCGCCTACAATGAAAGGATGTCGCTGATTCTCGACGAAGCCCGGACATATCCCGGCTTCGTCGGTTTCGATTTGGAAGAAGAGGCCCCCGAGAGTCCGGGGATGGCCCTGGCGCTGCTTTTCGGCCAGTTCTACACGAGGGTCTGCGTCGGGTTCCGGGGATCGCGACGACCGTTCTTTGACTTGACGGCGAGGAGGATTTCCGACCCCACGGGCCTCTCGGAGAACTCGGGAGCCGAGGCGGTGCTGACGGAGGCGAGGACCGATCAGTCCTTCGCCAACCTCGCCTGGCTGTGCGGAAAGATGGGCATCGCCACGCCGACGGGGAGCACGCTGCCCGTGGCGGAGGAAATCTTCCGCGAGGCGTTCTGGTTCCGGCCGCTGCATCACGCGGTGGACTTCCTGTACGAGATGATTGGCGGCTGGAAATACCACTACGAATACTGCAGCACCGCATCGGGGACGTTCTCGGCGACGCTCGACGACCCGGCCACGAGGAGCCAGGCCTTCGATGCCGCGCTGGCGGCGACTCCTGTCGAGGGGACCTACTCCACCTCCCGCGACACGAGCTTCACGTCCTCCTATTCGCCTCTCGGTGGCAGGACGCAGAAGTCCTCGACGACCTGGAAGACTTCGGCGTATCTCAGCTTGCACACGGCGATCTCCGGCATCGCCCCGAACCGTGCCGACGAGGTCATCTCCGTGGTCTCCGACTGCGCGGTGTCGGCGCTGATGATCGGCGACGGGACAACCAACTGGTCTGCGCTGGAGTCTCTCGTACCGGTCGGGGAGCTGGTCGCACTGCCCTTCCCGCAGTCGAGGGTGATTTCGATGACCCCGGAGGCGCTGCCGCTCCCGGACGACATTGGCAGCGAGGACTCGACGGCGCAGGTAACGTTCTCGATCCGCTCGTCAAAATATCCGATCTGCGTATACGACCTTTCGCCGAGGCTCCAGTTCACGAAGGACGCGGAGTAGGATTTCGGCCACGGGACACCGCGGAACGGCTCTATCTCGACGGGAGGAATTTCCTGAGATTCCAGGCCTGCCAGGCGCTTGCCTGCACTGCCTAAAACGCGTGATTAAGATATGGTGGACATCCCGCTGTCCAATGCGAAGACAATCTGTCCTCATTATACGATTATGCCGACCACCAACACCTACGAGATTTCCCTCCGGCTGATGAAGAACACTCCATTTGCCGTGACAGTCAGCGCGGACAACTGCCGCCAGGAGAAGCCGCCAGTGCTTGCGCGCGGCGTTCCCGCCATTCTGCGAATCAGGCTCTTCGAGGCTGGCAGCTCCAGCGCAAGCGGCCTCATCCCCGCCACTGACCTCAAAGCTCTCTACAACAGCATCAACCTCGTGGTGGCGCAGGATTTCGACGAGACGACCACGCCGCTGGTTGTGGCCGACCCCACCGCACCATACATCGACGAGGACGCGAACTGTATCGTTGTCCCGATGAGCCACATGCAGACCGAGGAGCTGGCGGCCGCCATCGGCACGCGTCCGGCCATTGAGTGCGGCGCGGAGTTGCAGCTCTACAACACCGCCGCCATCGACCTGCCCACGAAGCTCATCCAGTTTCCGTGCGCCATTCAGAACCGCTTGGGGTTCGAGGGCGAGACGGAGCCTAGTCCGGTGGTGAGCACCCTCTGCCGCGAATACGCCGAGGCCGCAGCGGCGTCCGCGACGCGTGCGGAGTCCGCCGCCTCCACGGTGGACGGCGTGGTGAGCGCAGCCGAGGCCGCGAGGGACGCCGCCAAAGCAGCCGCAACCGCCGCCCAGAGTTCCTCAGGTTCGGCGGCATCATCCGCAACCGCCGCCGCCGCCAGCGCGAACCTCGCCCAGTCCGCCAAGACCGCCGCCGGGAACTCCGCGAACGCCGCAGCCGCATCGGCCAACGCAGCAGCCGCTTCCGAGGCCGCGTCGCAGCGTGCATACGAGTATATCTCGAACAACACGCAGTGGCTCGACCTCTACTTAAACGACGATGACCAGCTGATACTGCAGCAGATTGACGGCACCTTTGACCTCGATGTGAACGCCGACGGAGAACTCGTAATAATCTTCGAAACAGCAGCTTAGCAGGAGATACAGACCATGGCAACCATTACAAAGAATTTCGGAGCCATCACCGCCTACGGCCTCGCAAAAGAAGCCGGTTACACCGGCACCAAGCAGGAGTTCCAGGCGGGGCTTATTGAGAGCGCGACTGCCGCGCAGACCGCCACGCAGAAGGCGCAGGAAGCCGCAGCGTCCGCGACCGGAGCCGCTGACGCAAAGACCGCCGCACAGACCGCGCAGTCGGCATCGGAGAGTGCCCGCGACGACGCGCTCTCCTACCGCGACCAGACCCAGGCTTTGCACGCCTCCGTCATGGCGGCGGTCGGCAGCTTCCTGGTCGGGCCAGCCTACAATGTCGGCGTGACCGTCTCCGGCACGCAAGTCTCGATTTGCTGGAGCGACCCGGCGGACAACCTCAAGGACGACCTGACCGCCTACGCGTACTGGGCGAAGACGCGCTTGGTCATGAAGACCGGCGGCTTCCCGGAGAACGAGACGGACGGCGTGACGCTGGCCGAAAGCACGACGCGCCACCAGTACCGCGACACGCCGTTTGTGTGGGACGCTGGAGTTGTCTCGGACTACTATTTCGCGCTGTTCACCTGCACCACCGGCGGACAGTGGAACTGCGATGACAACGCTCCGCGCTTCACCACCGAATCGACCTCGCTTCGCACGCTCATGATGATGATCCGGAATGGCACGGCGG